TATTCAGCAACAACTTCTTCCATTGTTTCACCTTCCATGTGATTACCTTCAGAGTAATCTCCTTCCATCGGTGCATCCATTTCTTGGATTGGCTGCTTACTTTCTGCTAAAAATTTTCTTAAATCAAAATTATCCATAACTTAATTAGAAGTTTAGTACGCAATAGTCCATTGCGAGTGTTAATGTAATCTCTACTGCGGTGTCTGTAGACCAGTTGTATTGTCCGAAGTTAGAGTTCTGAATGAATGCTCCTTTAATGATCCACTCACCAACAACATCTCCTACAGGTCCTAACATGTTTAGAGTTACGTCTTTTTTGTAGAAATCAGAGTAACCGGCTCTACCAGTTACTGATTCGTAAGATAAACGAGCCCACTCCATTACTGCTTGTGCACCTGAAGGTGTTACTGGGTCGTATAAGTTAAGGGTCATATTCTGCCACTCTCTCTTACCGCGTAACTTTCTGTAGCTGTTGATGTGATCAAGCTTGATTACGTTATCAGTAAATTGAGGTGAAGCTACTCCCTTAACGAGGTATGATGGAATTCCATCGATATACATGATAAACCTGTTCTGTACCTTTGGCTCAAAGGCAGTGAACATGATTTCATTTGGATCTAATGTAGGCATCGTGTATTTATTTTACTTTATTATAAATAGTTCTCTCTAAATTTATGCACTAAATGCTGCTCCTGTTGGTTCTACAACGAAGTCTAGTACGATGAATTCAGCTGTCTTAGTTGGTTGGATAAAGATCTGACCTACTAATTGGTTTCTGTCGATTACATCTGCAGTGTTGTTAGTGTCGTCCATCGTTACTCTGAATGCGTAAAGACCTTGTCTCTGGATTACATTCTCTAGGTAAGGATTAACAGTTGCTAGGAATCTGTTTCTTGTAGCGATTGTATTTTGTTCAAATACTAAGTTGTTAGCTTGAGCACCGATGAATCTCTTCAAGTTAATTAACAATCTTCTAACGTTTACTCTGTCTAAAGCAGAAGCTTTAGTTTGTAATGTTTTCTGACCGTAAGCTACAACGCCTGAACCTGGGAAGGTTGCAAGTGGGTTTACTTTACCGCTGTAAAGAGAATCTCTATCAGTTCTAGAAAGTTTTCTTTCTGCTCTAATTACTCCAGGAATACCTCCTCTAATAAGACCTGCAGGTGCGAACCATTCTGCTGATACTGCATCGTTGAAGGCTAACACACCGCCCATTACAGAAGAAGCAGGTGCCCATACTTGACGTCCTAATCCTTGAGCCTGTACTTTTACCCATGGCCAATAAGCTGCTGCAAATGAGCTGTTAAGCCCTGCAGCGCCGTTTGCACCTATTGCAGTAGATACTGAAGCTCCGTATTGAGTTAAATCAGCAATATAGATTGCATCTCCTCTATCCTCTACTAGGTCAATCATCTTACCTAATGTAATAGCGTGGTGCTCTTGATATAGACCGGGTGTTAGTAATACGTTGAAATTAAATGCGTCCTTATTACCCAGTACCAGTAAAGCGTTAGCGTAATCTGCTACTTCGCCAGTAGATACTCCTAGACCTTGAGTGTTGGTACCGTCAATATTCTCAAAGAAGTTAGCTCCTGCAGCATCTAATGCTCCGTCTCCTCCCTCGAATGTACCACTGTAAGATCCTGAGCCTAATACTAAGTTATCGAATGTTGCTTTGTAATCTGTTTTAGCAACACCTGCATTATCTAAGTAATCTGGTTGCTTGGTACCTACTGAAGATACTCTAACGTAAGCTGATTGGTTTGGATATTCACCTGATTCAATAATATCGCTTCCGTTTACTGAGTATGATACGTCACCGATTCTTCTGGCTACGTAGTTGTCAGAGTTTGGATCTAATGATACATTGTTAAATGTTTCAAGGATAATCTTGTTCTTAGCGTTATCATCACCTCTACGGATAATAATATCTAATGTACCTTGAGTAGCATTCTTACCAATGATCTCCCATCTTACATTGTCGGCTGAACCGCTTAATAGTGCTCCATCTGCTAAGTTTTCAGTAGCAGAACCACTGTTAGTAAAAATAGCGCCTTTACCGATTGTCTCTAAAGTAAACAACGCAGTTGATCCTGAGGTTACTTCAGCGGTAGCAGAAGTGTATCCTGAAGGAGCTACTCTGGTTACTAATAATGAATCTCCGCCTTGCTCGAAGAATTTCTCAGCAGTTAAAGAAGTTAAGTGCTGGTAATAATTAGATCCTGATTTAAATCTCTCTCCATAAACAGCAACATACTCGCCGTAAGAGCGAACTACCTGAGGGATATCGATTGGACCTTTTACTGTAGGACCTACTACCGCTGTAGATACTTCAGCAGGAGCGGGTGTTAAAAATGAGGTGTCTTGCTCTCTGGTGAAAACACCTGGTGATACAATTCTTTCAGCCATTGTTATATGGTATTATATTGAGTTCTTTATATAAATAGGTTGATTAATTCGTAAAATTAAATTGACGAACTAACATATGCTTCAGTTCCTACTACTTCTAAATTAGAACCTTTTGTTGCTGTAGTGTCTCCTTCAAACCTCCAGTACCAAGCTACGTTAGGATCATTAGTTAAATTAGGCATAACTTTTGAAGAATTTTGACCGTAGCTTTTTGCTCCAACTTTATAAAATGCTAAGTTTGCAATACTTCCTGTATAGTAGTTTGCTGATCCGCTGTGGTATCCTCCAATCGAAATAACATGATCGTTTGAGTTCCAAGGCTTATTAGCAATACGTGCTCTTCCTGATGGACTGTTAGTTGATGTTTCTTGTATTCTCTGTAGTTTACCAAGTGAGCCAGATACTCTACTGTTTTGAGTTCCGTTCTCTATAGCGAATCCGGAGTGTCCAAATTGACTATGAACTTGTAAGTATATATCTGAAGCTATATCGCTTCCAGAATAGAAGTACGGAGAAGCATTTAACTCTATCTTACGTCTGTTGTAGGCGGAGGATCCTGAGGTTGCTTCTGTGACAATAAAATCCCTATACCCATCTGAGCCAGATGTTCTCTCAAAGTAGACTGTGTGCCTGTAATCATCAGAGCCTGGTGTACCTATCGACATTACTACGTAGCTTCCAGTATCTGATTGAGACCATCCAGGGGTGTAGGTGCCATGCAGCATGTATACCCAAGTCTTATTTCCGCCTGTGTTATCCCAGCTTGAAGTCAACTCTGTAGCTCCGTCAAAGAGAAATGACCTAGTTTCTACTTCTGGAACTGGTGGTGTTGGTGAAGGATCTACAAACGGAGGCGCTGGACTTGGGACGTTTGCTGCAGCGATTTTTTGTGCTCCAGCTGGTATAGCTTGAGTCTTAGGTACTGCTCTAGTAGCAGATACCTGTCTTGGAGGAGTTGATTGTCCTGCCAGACCTCCTTCTATTACTTGCTGATTGTTGGCATACCTAACTATTTTCTTAGGTTCAAAAAAAGACTTAGCCATAAAGATATAAATTGATTTACTTATAAATAGAAAAAGAGGGCCGAAACCCTCTTAATCCACCGTACATACAAGACTAGGTCTTATTCTACTGTGATTTCTTCTTCAGCAGGTGCTTCAGGTTGTGGTGCTGGTACGAACTCACCAGACTGCAGATCAATAGATCCTGCACCGTACTTCTCATTTAAAGAGTTTGCTAACTCTTCTTCTTGTTTGCGTAATTCAGCTAGGAAGTTTTCTGCATTAGCTCTGCGTGATTGCACGCTCATTCTTGCTAATTCAATCTGTCCTAGTTCAGAAACTACTGCTGTGTTCTTTTGTTGCAATTCTGCGATCGTTTGCAACTCCTCTTGTGTCAACTTTTGATTTGCCATAACAAATTTTTAATAATGATTAATCATATATAAATATATAAAGAAAAGGTAAACAATCCAACTTTAAGTTAAACTTGAAGAATATTCTTGAGCTTCTGCTAAAGTACTAAATACCGCAACATCTATTCCATCTTCTCGAACAAAATAGTTGCTATTTTCTGAATCTGAGATTATGTCGATCATATTGTTTAATTAAAAGCTACGTACCATACATTCTCTTCACCAATAGACTCTCCACCAGACCAGCAGGTTGGTAAACATCTTGTAGTATTATATCCTGTAGAGTTATGTACATATGAGATAGCATGTCTTCCGTAGCTTCCAGATATCACCGGTTCTCCGTTTGCAGGGTCATCTCCTGAGCTTGCTTGAGCAAATCCTACATTATTACTTCCGGCTGAACTCCATCCATTCAAGAGTCTTGTTTTACCTTGACGAGTTCCATTATAGTAAAAGGTAACATAGCCTGGCATTGTTCCCCATCTTCCGCTGATATTACCTGGTACAAACATATCTTTCCAAGCTAAATTAGCATCACACTCCATTGTTGTTCTAATTGTTGTTTGGATTGAATCATCACCTGAGTTGTATGTTCTTACAAATCTTTGCCATGTTACATCAGTTTTATCTAACCAATATTCGTAAGCTGCTTTAGCTACCTTTGAGCCCATTACTCCTAATGTTTCAAAAGGACCGATTGATCCATCGTAGCTTGCATATGAAGAAGATAATGTAGCAGTGGATTGTTGACCTGAGCCGTATTGTGAGTATTGCGGTCCACCGAACTGCTGCCATACTGCGTTCCAATGTTTACCATCTTCGGTTTTACAATGAACTGTTGAGTACTCTCCGTCTTCTCCTAATGGAAAGAGAGTGTACATACCATCACTAAGAGTCGGAGATTTTGCCTTCAACTCTGCGTATGATTTACATTCTTTAGCTCTTGGTCCTCCTGCTGCTCCCATTATAATCCGTATCTTGATTTCTGTGCGTTATAGTTTTGAAGTATCTCAGCATCTGTGAGACCTCTTTTGTATATTCTTACAATTGGAATATTCCCATCAAAGTACCCTGTAACACGTGGTCCTGAATATCCTACGGTAAGGTCTCCGTCTGAAGGGGATGCTAATGTCTGGTTTGTGTATCCTTGAGAAGAGTCAAATGATCCGTTGAGGTATCCTCTTAGAGATACACCTGCAATTCTAGACAATACTACATGAGTCCATGTGTTATAGCTAAACGTACTGCTATAGAAGTTTGAAGTTGAACGTGCTCCATAGTTTATTCGAGGACTTCCTCCAGATTCTCCTACCTGCATACCGTAACCGGTTGCCGAGGTTAATCCTACAATACTATCGGCAGCTGTTGTAGTACCTTGAGAAGTTTCTACATATATCCAAGCCTCTAATGTATAAGAAGAATCTCCTAATCCTATCAAACTTACAAGATTGTTATTTACTGTAGCTGAGTCATTGGATCCGTCTAACCCAAAGTTCTTACCTTTGTACCCTGTATCTTGAATAGACATACCGTTATTCAATGTAGCATGATGACCGTATCCGCTTATATCATACCATGTAGTACCGCTATTTGGATATGAGGTATACTTTGCTGCATCTAAGTGCAAGATCAGATCAGTATCTGCTACAATATTTCCTGTATAATTATAATGTGTAGCCATATCTTATAATCCGTATCTGCCTTTTAAAGCATTGTAGTTTTGTTGTACCTCTGAGGAACTCAGTGCTCGGTTATACATGATTGCAAATGGGATATATCCGTTTGCTTGATAACCATTATTTTCCCAGCACCCTATTCTACTGAGTTTCACACTATCATCTGTAGTTCCTGATTTAGCTGTAGAATTTACCTCTACTCCATTTACGTAACTTTTTAAGGTAGCTCCGTCGTATCTTGATGTAAAGATACTCCACCTTCCGTCTAAAATATCAAATCCAATACTTGCTGCTGTAGTATCAAGAGTCTTTCTAGATCCTCCTGCGTAGGTTCCAACTCTTAGAGTTGCACTATTTTGTATGCTGATTTCGTGAGTTTGTCCTCCAAATAGTACATGGTAAGTATCTGTCTGTGTTCCAATCTTCTTAAACGCAGTAAAGGAGGTAAAAGCATTAGGTGTCGATGGACCTGTGATAGTTGATACTCCAGTATTAAAGTACAGTACGTCTACGTTTTCAGATGCGACTAAAGAGACTTCTGTAGAAGAGAGGGTGCAGTTTACTCCGTTACCACTTAGATCGCTCCATGTGGTTCCTGATCCTGGGTAGGATTTTGGGTTAGCTGCATCTAAAGCTAATACTAGACCATCAGTTACTATTTTAGGAGAATGAGAGAAACCCATATTATACCATATCTTCTGCCGGTGATGTCCAAGCCTCTGTTGCCAATAAAGCTAGGATATCAGCATGATTGTATTCTGTATAAGAATCTGAATAGATAGACGGTCTGCCGTAAACTCCTGCCTCTACTGTAGTAGTTACTTCTTCGTTAGTTTCTGGGTCTAAGAAAGTCTCTGTGTAGGTCTCTTCTACGACTGTTACTTCGTACTTAACAAAAGTCTCTGTACCTGCTACGTTGTAGCGTAGAGAGTCTGCTGAAGATTCTAATACTTGATTGAAATCTACATTCTCTACCTCTGAGGCTGGGATCACTAACCACCTTCTGTTTGGAAATCTGCTCATAATTTAAAACTTTTATTATTCAGTTACTTCTACTGATCTTACTTCATATACCCTATCCGTAGGATCAGCAGCTGTTAATTCAGCTTGCTTAGCATCAGCTTCTGCTTGAGTATCATACTCATCAACAGTGTCTTGGCTGTTTAGCTTTGCTACCCAAACCTGTCTTTTAGCCCAAGAAGGGTCAGATTCGTTTAATGGTGCAGGGATTAACTGCTTGTATACTCTATACTTGGTTGCCATATTACTTTGTTTTTATATAAATAGCTTATAGATTAAAGCGTTGTTTATAGTGTCTGTAGTTGGATTGTACTTCTGCGGCTGTAAGAGTTTTATTATAAACCTTACATACTGGAATATCTCCATTAAATCTATAATCAAATCTATGCTCATACCCTATATGTTGGGTACTCTCAACATATGTGTCTATATATGTTGTTTTTGTTCTTTCTGTATCCAACTCTCCGTTTATGTACAACTTTTGGAATGCGGAGGTTCCGTCGAACTCAAAAGTATAAGCTACATGATACCATTCATCTACGTTAAGGGAAGAACCTATTATGTATTCATCATCCTCACTTCCTCTTAACTCTCTTCCGGCTTGAACTCCAAATGCATTTGTACTGTTTGACCTACCTCCTATAATTATTCCTATTTGATTATACCCTGTGGCTAATTTAATAACAGCTTCATAGCTTTTGTTTTGGGTAGCACTTATGGTGAGTCCTGTAATAGGCACTTTTGTATCTGTACCATCAAAGGTCATTTGTGTGTCTAAGTCAAACGCTGCGTCAGCTAAGTTTAGTGTTGTATTTCCTGTCAAATCAAACAAACTACCCGATACTGATCTTGTTCCGTTTACAAATTGAGTAGCGTGAGATTTTAACTCTATTTGCACGTTTGAAACTTTTATAAAAGAGTTTGTTCCAATGGTTCCCCCATTATACCATACCGTAAAACCAATAATACCGTTAGGCTGGTTGGCTGTACCGGTATTTCCTACAATACCGCTCCAAGTTATACGCTCTGTGTTACTTGTACTTTTTTGATACCTCTCACTAGCGGAGGAGTATCCTAAGTAAGTGGCAGTGGTTGTTCCACTATCCCTAGTATTAGCTTGTCCTATCATAACCCAAGCAAAATCACCAGGACTATCGCTTGGTACTTCTACAGTAGCTGATATAGTTACGGCAGATCCGGCGTGAGCTCTCATATCCCACATAAAAGACCTCCAACCTCTGTTGTCAGTGTGAAAATTGCTTACATTTAACTGAAATGATTTTGTAGAAGAATCTAATAAACTAAAACCACCACTCCAACCATTTTGTAAAATACCTGAATCAGTTGTATAGTTTGTAGTAGGCTCTCCTCTATAACTATTTCTAGTATCTCCAGTATCGTATGCAAATACTAATGCATCTGCTCCTGCTATCTTTCCGTATCCGTGTCTTACTGCCATAACTTACTAAATATTAAATCTGCCTTTGATGGCGTTGTAGTTTGATTTGATCTCTGAGGCTGTGAGTGCTCTGTTGTAGATTTTTGCTATTGGGATCTTTCCGTCAAAGTAACCTGTGTTTATAGTTCCAAATCCTATTCGAGTTGTGCTTTCGAATACTACCCCCGTTAATAAGTTTGTAGAGGTATTTTCTGCTACACCGTTTACGTAAATTGTGACAATGGAAGGACTGTACGTAGCTGCAATATAGTAATGCTGTCCTACTGTCATTTGCGTGGTGGCATTAATAGATGTATAGCTAGTACCGTCACACCACCAAAAACTTGCATATTCCGAAACTCCGTATGTTCTTAGGATAAAACCTTTTTGACTTCCTGGGCTCCATGAATTCCAGTTAGATATATAGGGACGGCTCGAATTAAGTGCCCCGAAAGAGTCGTAGTTTACTACCGCTTCTACTGTAAATGAGTTTGGATTAAAGCTACTAGTTAACGTAGTTGGAAGATTAATATAATCACTCGTACCATCAAAAGTCATTTGTGCATTACTGTCAAATGATACAGTGGATAAATTAATAGAAGTATTTCCTGTCAAATCCAATAAACCTTGTGTGGCTGATCTTGTGCCTGCTGTGAAGGGGGTAGGATGACTTTTTTGTTCAAACATGGGATCAGCAAAATACATAATATCTCCTGATACTGCTGAGTTAGGTGCTTCTAGTCCGAACTTAATAGTACCGGCTCCAGTAACGTTTGCTGTAGTCTGAAGTAATTGCCAGTTACTTGTTAGGTTAACGCTTGCATTAGTGTCGGCTGTACCTGTAGCTGTTCCTGAAAAGTTTATTCTTACTTGTGCGGATTTACCTACTGTATTTCCGTCTCCTCTTACCCAAATAGACCATGTCACGTTTCCTGTTGATGCTGTTACTATAGCACTTGAGTAGATGTATGGGTCTGTGTTCACAGCTACAATCTTAGCGGCATTTTGAATACCTCTTGGACCTGTTACACTATTGGCAGTAATCGTACCGCTTTTTTGATTCCAAAAAGAAGAGCCAAAAGCTGCAGTATCTGTGATTAGGTTCTCAGTAGGCTCTCCTCTATAAGAATTACTTACATCTGCTAAATCATAGCTAAAGACTAGATTCTCTTCTCCTTTTGTATTTGGTCCTACTGCTGTTGGCATAATATTATAATCCGAATCTTGTTTTTTGTGCTTCGTAGTTTTGTAATACTTCGTCTGCTGATAACTCTCTATTATAGACTTTCATATCTGCTATTTTACCGTCCCAATACTGTCCGTCTCCATTCCTACCAATTGCATTAGGTGAGAAAGTACCTGTTCTTGCAGCATTAGTTACTAAAGGACCTCCGTTTAAAGATGCTTTTATCACGTTAGAAGAATCTCTGATTGCTGTTAAGTAATTCCACTGTCCGTGAAGATCATTTGTATATCCTATATTAAAGTTAACAGCAGATTCACCGTCTACCATTCTAAAAAAGATGTTGTTGTTTGATAAAAATATAATTTTAGTACCACTACTCCCTCCTGTTTTGCCCACAAAGCTCCTCTCACCTGTAGTGTCTCTAACGAAGAAGCATGTTATTGTAAATGCACCAGTTAATGCTAATGCGTTATCCAATTCTATGTATTGATTTGTTCCGCCAAAGATAAAGCTTCCTTGAGTTGCTGAGGAGAGAGTTATCCCGTTAGTAAGAGTTCCATCATTACCGGTACCGCTCAAATCTTTCCACGTAGTACCGCTACCTGGGTATGAGTTAATATCTCCAGCATCCAATGCTAATACTAAACCACTTGTTACTATTCTAGGATTATGATGTAGTGCCATTATTCGTTATCGTAAGGGAACATCTTATTAAGAGCTTCTTGCCTCTTCTTGCATCCACAGTCTTTACCCGTTGCATTTGACCATGCGTCAGCTATCTTATCGGCTCCAATTGCATTAGCAACCTTTGCTACAGAGTCTCCAAGTCCTTTTGAAGTTTCGTTCCAGTCCATATTATAAACAGTTTATTATAAATATGAGCTATTAGCATCTATGATGATAACTTGACCAACCTGTAATTATATACTTTGTTTCGTTTGGTGCTGGGTACCCTCGGTGAGGATGTGTCCATCCTGCTGGAAAGATAGTGGTGAGTCCTTTTTGAGGCTTTATCATCATATCTTGATAGATAAATTCTGTCTCACCTCCTTCTTCTATATCATTGAGATATGTTACAAAAGCTAAGTTCCTGATGAGCTTACCTTTTCTCGGACCTCCTTCTTCTATGTGGACTGGTCTGTAGCAATATCCTGGTTCGTACTTTTGAACATTAAAAGGTGGGAGCATACTCCATTTTGTTGACATCTCATAAGTCCATGTGTACTTTTTCTTATAAAAGTCAAAGACCCTATTAAGCTCTCTCATATACCTTTTCATAAGATCTTCATCCATTTGGTTGTTGCTCAACCTATGGTAACCTCTTAGTTCATCAAAGCTAGATTGCTCTTGCCTTTGCTCATAATCTGATATAATAGCATCGCAAAGGTCTTCTTCTATTTTAGATGCTACTATAAAGGAAGGAGCAGAATGCTTTAAGTGTACTTCTTTTATCATATTAACTCGTTATGTACGTACACCGCTATACCATCTGGTTTGTGTTGGCTAATCTTTTCTTTCCACCAATCTAAAGGTTTGATAGTGATGTGGGCGTTTTCTCCGTTAGGCAACACTGCGGTCGCTTTACCTAGTCCCATTTTAAACAATGCTACCTTATCTACGTAAGAAAATATGTCTTGAATAACATAATCTATACTATCTTCAGGTACGTGTTCTAATACATCGTAACATAGTACGGCATCGAACTTTCCTTGCGGTTTCTGATTGTACTTTTCTACAGCAGGATCATACCCGGCATAAGAATCTAGTTCTAAATATTCATGCAGTCTACCAACTTCGTACTGAGTGCCTGATGATATCCCGTAATCTAATAAAGTTTTAGCTTCACACTTCTCTAACATCTCTTTAATTCGATGTTTAGAGTTAAAAGATGGGCTTAATTGATAAATTTCTGTGTATCCTTCAGCATGCTTAATCTTATACTGATCAACATAGTACCGGTAAGTCTTACCTGGTACCGCCAACTGTTTTTCGTTCGATGTCATCATGATTTAATTCTGTCCAATAGATCTCGTAACATACACAATCGGTCAATGCTTCAAATGAATGGTAGAGACCTGGTTTAACAATTGATAGTTCTCCTTTATTTAAAATAGTCTCGTCAACTAAATCATAATCGTTTTGCTCAATAATAACCTTGAGAGTACCACTCTCCATAAAGAAAGCGTTAAACTTGTTGTTGTGTTTATGTGTTGAGCAAAATCCTCCTTGATTAATTTCGATTCTATGGATTTCGAAATTAGGCTTTTGGAAGATTGCTTGTGTCAATCCCCATACTTTTCCTTGTGTAACCATTTTATTTTTTCTTGATACCTGTAATAAACCAGTTTTTATACTTTTCTCTTTTATTATAAATGTACTCTAAGTAATTATCTAATTTCTCTTTCCAGTCATCTTCTAACTGTGGACAGATAATTCCTGATTTATGGCTTGAGAAAGCTTTATTAATCCATGGATGTGGATTGTCTCTGTGTTCGTACAAGTGTTTACTGATGTGGTAAAACGATCCTCTCTCTACTGTGTTGTAAACGTCAATAGGTTCGATCTCTTTACCTAGACAAGCAGCATATAAGGTTGACTCTGTAATGTGAGTTCCATATACTTTATCGGCTTGCTGAAGGAAATGATACATGTCAATGTCTCTTGGTAAAATTGCATCTTCTCCAAACTGATCTTTTAATTCACCAATTACCTGATGGGTTGTAATTGGGTGTGGTTTAAAGTATACATTATCATCATGCTGACGGTGAATATAGATCAGCTTATTGAGACAAGTATTTTCTTTTAGCTTATTAGAACCTGGGAGTACTACTAGATTATCTACAGTGTGATATCTGTCGAAGTCTGTTCCACGATCTTGATACTTATTTGCGATCTTGTTTTCAATGTTACCTTTAAAGTAACTTACAAAATCTTTTTCTTCAGCCTCATCATCAGCATACGCTTCAACAATTTGAGTCATTCTCAAATCTTGATTCAGAGGATGAATCATAAAACAAGTAGCATATTCGGTATATGCTAAAGTCTTAAAATAAGGAATCTCTTGTGCTAACACATCGTAGCTAGTTTCAATACCGTACTTCTTAACTTGTTTAAGAAAATACCTCTCTACTTCTCTAAGAGGATTTAACGCTTGACTTTTTTTTAAGTGACCTAAGCGCTCCTTAGCCACATTCTTATTAAACATTTCCATAAAACTGTCTATCTAGATGATTTATTAATATAATAACTTTTATTCAATTTACCAACTATTATAAGTAGTAATCGGTATTTAAATTAATGTAGTAATTTGTTAAAAAGGTTGTTGTCGTATTAAACGTAGTGCTAAAGGTAGTACTAAATGTAGTTGTGGTTGTTGTACTGGTGTTGAATGTAGTGGTTGTATCTCTACTCGTACTACGGTTTGTAATCGTATTGGTAGTGGTATTAAAGAAACTGTCGTACGCAGTCTCAAACGTAGTTGTAGTATTAAACGTTGTTGTGGTACTCCTAGTTGTGTTGAACGTTGTTGTGGTACTTTTATTCGTAGAGAATGTAGTAGTGGTACTTTTAGTTGTATTCTTTGAAGTTAATACAGTCGTGTTAAATGTAGTAGATGTAGCAAACGTAGTAGTGGTAGTGGTGCTAGTAGCCCAGGTAGTAGTAGTACTTCTACTTGTTGAGGTACTTTTAGTAGTGCTTCTACCTGTACGAGTACTAGTTTGAAACGTAGTAGTGGTAGTAGTACTTGTGGCAAAAGTGGTTGTAGTGGTTGTAGATGTTGCCCAGGTTGTCGTCGTAGTTCTTGAGGTCTCTACACTTGTAGAAAAAGTAGTGGTTGTATTTCTACTTGTACTACGGTTAGTGATTGTATTAGTGGTTGTATTAAAGTAGCTAAGGTAATCAGTTGCAAACGTAGTGATTGTATTGTACGTTGTTGTAGTACTTCTAGTTGTACTGAAGGTTGTACTTGTACTTACGTCTGTGTTAAATGTTGTAGTAGTACTTCTAGTAGTGTTAAATGATACACTGTAGGAAGTGGTGGTAGTTGTGTTAGTAGCGAACGTAGT